ACGTGGTTGACACTTGGCCTCTCGAACAGCGCATAGGGTACTACCGAGGTGGTGCGCTCAAGTACATCATGCGCATGGGTAGTAAGGACGAATCCTTACAAGAGATCCGTAAGGGCCAGCACTACATCCAGAAGTTGCTTGAGGTACTAGGAGAAACGTATGGCACAGACGCCGGAAGCAAAGGTTAAAGCCAAATGTAGGAAGTTGCTGGACACGTTTGGTGCGTATTACTTCTTCCCCGCCACAGGGGGGTACGGTCGCAGTGGTGTACCCGACATCGTGGGTAGCTACAAGGGTAGGTTCTTCGCGATTGAATGCAAGGCAGGGAAGGGTAAGCCCACAGCGCTACAGCTAAATGAGATTAAAGCTATCAACGATTCAGGTGCGGTGGCTATTGTGGTTAACGAGGACAACATTGATGATGTCACGGTGTTGCTGGAGCAGATATAGATGGATTTGATTACGTTAGATTTTGAGACCTACTACGACAAAACGTACGGCCTCAGAAAATTCACCACCGAAGCGTACATACGCCACCCCAACTTTGAAGTTATTGGGTTTGCGGCGAAGGTTAACGACGGCGTTACAGAGTGGGTCACAGGGGACAAAGAGCAGATTGCCCGGGCGCTGGCTAAGTACGACTGGCGTAAGAGCGCGTTACTAGCGCAGAACACGCTGTTTGATGCGGGGATACTAGCGTTTGCGTTTGGTATACACCCCAAGAAAATGTTGGACACCATGTGCATGGGGCGTGCGGCGCTAGGTGTAGATGTGAGCGTGTCATTGGCTAATCTAGCCAAACATTACGGGGTTGGCGAAAAGGGCACAGAGGTTGCAGACGCATTGGGTAAGCACCGTTTGGATTTCACCGCCGAGGAGTTGGCGAGATACGGTCAGTACTGTGTCAATGACGTTGAGCTTACGTATAAGATATTTAACCTGATGATGGGGCAAGGATTTCCTGCGGCAGAGTTACCGCTAATAGACCTTACACTTCGTACATTCACCAAGCCCACCTTGCAACTGGATGAGAAGCTACTGAAAAAGCATTTGCAGGAAGTGAAGAACACCAAGCGACGGCATTTGTATAACACGTTGGAGGCCACGGGGCGCCATGCCCTAGCCGCAGAAGCATTGATGGATGGTGTGACAAGCGAGGCGGTACAGAAATCTTTGCGCTCGAACGAGCAGTTCGCTGACTTGTTACGGACGTTGGGTGTGGAGCCTCCGATGAAAAAGAGCCCGACTACCGGCAAGATGACTTGGGCGTTTGCCAAGACCGATGATGGCTTTCGTGCATTGCAAGAACACGCTGATACAAAAGTACAGACGGTGGTAGCCGCTCGGCTAGGGGTTAAGACCACACTGGAGGAGACACGCACCCAGAGGTTTATCGAGATGGGAACGCGGGGGGACTTCCCGATACCATTGAAGTACTACGGTGCCCGAACGGGTCGATGGAGCGGGATGGATGCTGTGAACATGCAGAATCTTCCTAGCCGTGGGGTGGTCACGTTGAAGCAAGCTATCCGTGCCCCGGATGGGCATGTCATTGTGGGGGCGGACTTGTCGAACATTGAGCTACGAGTTGGTCTGTGGTTAGCGGGGCAGACTGATAAGTTAAAACAGTTGGGTGGGGGTATGGATCTATATAAGGATTTTGCATCAAAGGTCTTTGAGATCCCATACGACGACGTAACCAAAGAGCAACGGTTCATTGGTAAAACATCACAACTATCATTGATTTACGGTGTCGGCGCGGCTAAGCTACGTCAGGCGATCAAGGTGGGTTCTGGTACCGACATCGGGGAAGTAGAGTCAAAGCGTATTGTCGATCTGTATCGCACACAGTATGCGCATGTGAAGTCCGCATGGGACGATGGTGAGCACTGTCTAGCGTGTATCTTGCAGGGCAAAGTGCGTGAGTATGGGCATAAGAGCCTGATTAAAGTCGATGGTAAGAAGGGGTGCTTGTTACCGTCAGGGCTGCATTTGCGGTACCCCGGGCTCGAAAAGATAACTGAGGAGCGTAAGATCAAGTGGGTGTATCACACCCGCAAAGGCAAAGAGTATCTGTACGGGGCAAAGTTCTTTCAGGGGCTTGTGCAAAGCCTTGCACGGTGTGTGATGGGCGAGCAGATGGTGCGTATAGCTAAGAAGTATCATATACTATTGACAGTGCACGATGCGGTGTATATCCTAGCAAAGGAGCCCGACGCACAGAACGCTGTAGATTTTGTATTAGCCCAGATGCGCCGAGCGCCTAAATGGATGCCAGACATTCCGCTTGATGCGGAGGCTGGATATGGCAAGACCCTAGCGGATTGCTGACAGCAATAGGAAACAAGATGCCCAACGTAGCATGGTCGTACTCAGCACTTAAAACGTTTCAGTCGTGCCCCAAGAAGTACTACCATCTAAAAGTTGCGAAGGACGTGAAGGACAGTCCGTCTGAGATCATGCTGTACGGGGTTGACGCCCACAAAGCCGCCGAGTTGTACATAGCCGAAAACAAAGACTTACCACCGAAGTACGACTTTATGCGTAAGCAGTTGGATACGCTAAAGAACCTGAAAGGTGATAAGTACTGCGAATACAAGTTCGGGCTAACCAAGGATATGGAACCGTGTGGGTTTTTTGATAAGAATGTATGGTTGCGGGGGGCTATCGACCTGCTAGTGATTAACCCGGATACGGGCACCGCTCGCATGATTGACTATAAGTTTGGTAAATCTAAAAACGCTGATATGAGCCAATTGCATTTGATGTCGCTTGCGGTGTTCAAATTATTTCCTGACGTAAAAAAAGTAAAAGCTGGACTGCTGTTCTGTCCAGAGGATAAAATGATACCCACGCAGTATAAGAGCGACGACGCAGGTACGATGTGGATGGATTGGTTGCCAGAAGTTGCTAGGTTAGAAGCTGCGTTTGAGTCAGATGTATGGAACGCATCACCGTCAGGTTTATGTAAGGCGTGGTGTCCGGTTTTGAAATGCCCGCACAATGGGAGAAGCTGATGGAACATATTACGTTTGAAGCCGAAGACGCAGACGCCGTGATTCAACTACTGGTTGAGTTTATCGAGGATATATATTCGTACCTGAACATAACGCTGCCCGAAGATCTAGATTCCGAGGTGGAGTTGGTGCGTATAGTACAAGCAATTAAGGACAAGCAAAATGGCAACGGCTAAAAGAAACTACAGCTCTGAGTATGAGAACTACCAAGGCTCTGACGAGCAAAAGAAGAACCGTGCTAAACGCAATGCCGCCCGCCGCAAGCTAATGCGAGAGGGTAAGGTATCCAAGGGTGATGGTAAGGATGTAGACCACAGCACTCCGATCTCTAAGGGTGGTGGTAATGGTAAGGGTAACCTGCGGGTTATGGATAAGGAAAAGAATCGCTCGTTCAAGCGTAATGCAAACGGGTCGATGAAAAATAAGTAAGTATTTACCGATCTGAGGATTGAGTCATTAGTCTTCAGCTCAGTGGGTATAGGTGTTAGCGACCTAGGGTGATGTTCCTTGGCAGGCTTCGCAGCCCTGAACCTGTGCTTTATCAGGGGCCCACACAAAACTTCAAAGACTACTTTGGAGCGATAAGCTATTGAGGAAGAGAGATGGAAGTAATCGAAAACAAAGCGCTTAAGATGCGCCTACGTAACCCAAAGCGGGTAACAGAAGTTATCCCAAAGAGCACGATACTCAGGCACAACGAAGACGGTACAAGCGATGTGATGGTGCATTGGGGTATCGAGGAGGCACAAGTATTAAAAAACCTTCGTATTAAGAACGTGCCCTCACCCATCATTGCGAAATACAAATGGTCAGGCACTCGTGAACCTTTCGCGCATCAGAAAACAACTGCGGCGTTTCTGACACTTAACCGACGGGCGTACGTATTTAATGACCCCGGCACCGGCAAAACGCTCAGTATGATTTGGGCGGCGGACTACCTGATGAAGATAGGGCAGATCAAACGGGTGCTGGTTATCTGTCCTGTGTCGGTGATGCGAGCCGCTTGGGTGGCGGACTTATTTCAAGGTGCTATGCACCGCAGTGTAGACATAGCCCACGGCACCAGAGAGCAACGCAAAGCAGTACTTGCGGAAGGCGCAGAGTTTGTCATTATTAACTTTGACGGTATCGAAATTGTCCATAAGGAATTGATTGCGTCTAACTTTGATCTGATTATCATTGACGAAGCCAACTACGTTAAGACCGCAACTACGAACCGCTGGAAGGCCATAAACAAGCTCGTGCGCCCTGACTCATGGCTTTGGATGGCAACGGGTACTCCGGCTTCACAATCGCCGCTTGATGCGTATGGGCTGGTTAAGATGATGCACCCTGCGACAGCGCCACGATCGTTTGGGTTATTCCGTGACATGGTGATGTCGAAGATCACAACCTTTAAGTGGGTACCAAAACGCACAGCGATCGACACCGTAAACCGACTCCTGCAACCCGCGATACGATTCACCAAAGATGACTGCCTAGACCTACCAGACATCATATACACCACCCGTGATGTGCCGTTGACCAAGCAACAACTCAAGCTATACGAGCAGTTGCGCAAAAACATGGCGGCACAAACCGCAGGGGAAACAATCAGCGCAGTAAACGCCGCAGTGGGGTTACAGAAACTACTGCAAGTTAGCTCAGGCAGTGTGTACACCGATGACCGCGCCACTGTGGAGTTGGACATCACTGATCGGTTCAACGTGCTACTGGAAGTTATAAACGCAACAGATAACAAGGTATTGGTGTTTGTCCCGTACATCAACACACTTGAGTTGCTACAAGAAAAGCTATTAGCCAAGAAGTATTCAGTAGAGACTATCTATGGGAAGGTATCAGCCAATAAGCGAGCGGACATCATTAAGCGGTTCCAAGAGCAACCCGAACCTAGGGTGCTACTGATACAACCACAAGCCGCTTCACACGGCATCACACTACACGCCGCGGACACAATCGTATGGTGGGGGCCGATCATGAGTTATGAGACTTATGTGCAAGCCAATGCCCGTATTCACCGCGCAGGGCAAAAGAATAAGTGCTTGGTCGTTAGGTTGCAGGGAAGCCCTGTCGAAGAGAAACGGTACCGAGCGCTCGATGTGTGTGAGGACACCAACGAAAGTTTATTAGAAATGTTCAGAGAAGTATTGACAATGTAAAGAAGTAGCTTTACAATAGAAGTTCATCAAGGAGAGAGCCATGGATGCAACCGCAGAAAAGCTCGTAAGAGCTTACATCAAAATGAGGGATCACCGATCCCAACTGAAGCAACAGTACGAAGAGCAAGACGCTACAGTCAAAGAGCAAATGGAAATGGTAGAGAGCCACCTGCTCGAGTTATGCAAGACCACCGGTGCAGATAGCTTGCGTACTAAATATGGTACGGTTTCCCGTACGGTTCAGACTCGGTATTGGACGAGCGACTGGGAGGCTATGCACAATTTTATTACTGAACATCAAGCACTGGATTTGCTGGAGCGCAGGATCTCACAGCGTCAGATGCAAGAGTTCATTAAGGAAAACCCTGATGTAATGCCAGTCGGGTTAAACGTAGACAACCGTTATGCGGTGTCAGTAAGAAGGAGCAAGTCATGATTACCGAACGTCCTATGAGCACCGCGCAGGTAGCCACTGCACTAGGTGTTAGCCGTGCCACTATCCTGACCATGGCGCGTAACGAAGCGAAGCCATTACCCAGTATACGTATAGGCTCACACTATCGGTTTTTCTGGAGCGATGTAATTAAATATTTTGGCATTCCAGACGATAAGCTAGTAACATCAATACCCCAACCTAACAGTGTTAAGGAGAGCAACGATGAGTGACCTCACTCTATTTAAGAAAGCCAACCTACCAGCGTACCTGAAGAACATTGCGCGTGACGACATCACTAAGAGCATGCTGGGTTCCGGCGGCGTACCTAAGATTTCGATTAAGGGCAGTGTGTTTCGCAAGATCGTAGGCGGCGAAGAAGTAATGAAGAACGAAGATCGTGCGATGAACATGGTCATCCTTAGCAGTGCCCCTACCGAGTACCGCATGTTTTACGCAGGTACATTTAAGGAAGGCGAGAACAAGGGCCCCGC